ATGTCTGCGTACTGTGCAATCCAGAGTCCATAGTTTCCGATATTGTTGAATTTATAGGCTACAGACTGCGAACAATATAAAAGAGGTCTTACGCCTGTTTTCTGGTATACATAGTCGAGCCAACTCTTGCACCATGCAAAATCGCTATTTCCGAATGCCGGGTTATTCTGCCCCTCCCAATCCAAGCAGAGGATAGCTTCGCCCAAACGACCACCGACCTGGTTTAGAAAGTAATCCGCTTCTGCCTGAACGTTGCCACCGTTTGCATAATGGTAAATACCAAGGCACTTTCCAGCATGTCTCGCCTGTGCATAAGCTCTGGCGAAGTCTGTATTTGTGTAGCCTGTTCCCTCCGTTGCCTTAATAATTACAAAATCGTATGGAACCACATTGAGGTCGATTCCACTCTGGTAACTTGCAATATCAATTCCATTCATTGCCATAATACATTCTCCTTCCAAATAAAAAGAGGACGATTATTCGCCCTCTGAATCATTATCCACTTTCACCTGATCTTCTACCTGCGATCGGATGTGTTTCACAAGCGGCTGCATAAATGCCGGGATCTTTACTCCCATGTCCTGAATATTTTCTAAAATACTGATAATCTCATTGCAGATCAGCCACATTGCCACGACACATGCCACCAGAAATGTGACTGGTGACTTCCAACCAATTGAAGTTGATGCATATAGAAGCATTTCATCAATAATCGCTCCCACAACTACCAGCAGCCACATAGATACCTTTTTGAAAATTCCTCTGATACTTTTATAGGAATTGATATCCTGTGCTCTGTATTTGCTTGCCATAAGTCCGGTAGCATAATCAATCAGATTACATGCCACCAGCAGGATCACCGGCACTGCAAGCACTCCAAGAAGCGCCGACAGGAAAGCAAATACTGCCGTAAAAATTGCTTTGATATAATTTGCCTGTTCCATTTTATATACCTCATTCTTTCTTATTTTACTGTAAAAAAATAAGACCTTCCGGTCTCGCTCTGATATCCATATTTTCTCCATTAAAAAAGACAGCTCCGAAGAGTCTGCCTTTTGTCTGTTATTCTGTTATAATTTCTTGCCACATCTCGGACAGTAGTTAATCGGTATATTCATTTCCATCATGTTTTCTTCACCGCCGTAATCAGATACCCCAATATGCAGTACACTTTGTTCGTCCACTTCGCCGCCAAACAGCCACAACTCCAACCGCTTTACCGGCTCTCCTTTAGCAAGTACCACCGGACGTGCGCCCAACAGATTGCTCATATCCTTTTTGCCGAAGAGTACCTTTCTGCTACAAAATTCACATTTCTCCATTTTCATTACCTCTCTGATATTTTTATTTTGATTGTATCAGATAATGTAATGGTTAAGAGATTTACAAGAGAGTTCGATGTTTTTCGATACCTCATTTTCAAAAACTATAATTCCTCGAGTGTGTTTAATAGCTTCCTGTACTTTTGGCTCATTCAACAATATTTCTTTGTATACATTCGATTTCACAATAATATAGAATGGATACTTTTCAAACTGAAATTTTCAGTTATTCTTCCTTATTAACATCCATCAGCTCATTGTACTGTTCCTCTGTAATTCTGCCCGTCGCAAAGAAAATATCAATCTTATTTTTCAAATCATCTGTAAGTCCATTTCTTTCTTTAAGTTTTAGTAATGTTCTGTATAACATAATCATACCTCCAATTCTGCAAGTGCTACTGCGTACTCACTGTTGACATACGCTTCTGCGCTCTGGATGTCAATATCCTGCGCCTTAGCATCCATGTCGTAGATGTAGTCTCTAGTGTCTCCCAACTGCTGTTTTACATAGTTCCATCCATTAGCCATGCTAATCGGATAGTTAAATACTGTATATCCGTCTAACTGATCGGATATGACGGAGATGTTGGTTACTGGGTAGTTGGTGACAAGGGTTCGCAATTTAGCTTGTATATCCCCCGGAAGAGGCTCAAATATAGCATCTTGCAATCTGATATACATATCTACATCTATTGCTTTAGCAATTAATTCAGATTGTGAATAACCAATAATATGCTTTACATGGTACAAGATATTATTTGTTCCTTTATTATTTTGCAAAAAACTAGTCTGTGTAAAATTAGATATAAAAGTAAGTTTTCTGGAGTCTCCTGTGGGATTCTCATTGTAATATACAGTATCAGATACGCCTTCTACTTTATTCCATCCAGGATACTCCTCGCTGTTATTCATAGTTTTTGTATTCGTATGGATTTCTCGAATATTTCTTTCGATGCCAAATACACCGTCTTTTTCCACAACTCTATCCGCAATATACTGCTGACCGCCAATCGTTACATTGCCGCCAGATGCTACTGGGATGGCGTTGAGAGTGTAGGGGAGCTGGACGGATTGCTCTTTGTATGGTTCATATGTGTTTTCATCGCCGATATACAGAGCATAGCTTTCAGATGGTTCTGAGTTAAACAAATAATAGAACGCAACAACATCGTCGTAAAGCATAATTTGTTGTTTTACGTTACCTTTGTCAAATCCAAACCACGCTATCCCACCATTCGCTTTTTCAAACTTTAAATTTCCACCTTTAGAAACCACACCATTTTTGCAAATAAGTGTTAGTTTTACACCTTTTTTAATATTTATTTTTACTCTATCATTATACCTTAAATTTGGTTGCAACAGATTCTTCCCGCATACCTTAACCACCGGATTCACCACTCTTTTTATCTCCTGCGGATAATCTGGGTTCGGGGATGGCTTTCCACCAGTATAAGGCTCGTAAGATTCATTTGCACTAGATGCCAATTGAATCATAGGATAGATTGTTTCATCTAATGCTAAACCTTTAGGTACTTCAATATAACACCACACATCATTATGCCCGTCTGTGATTGTGAATGTTCCTTCATTTTTTGCAGAATCTACACCATTATTCACACATACATCGCACTTGTTTCTCCCTTTTGAAACTATCTTATACGTTCCGCTTGCAAGCGTTAAACGTTTGCCATCAATATTCGAATATAAATTGTAATAAGCTGTCTCTGTGCTAGTTCCACTAATGGTAATACTTCCATCCTTATTATCCGTGAACTTTATGCCAAAAGACGTTTTATTTGCTTCTACATACGGATATTTCAATAAATTCTTACCAGTAGTTGTAAATCGGCTTGACCTCCCATATATTATCATATCTTGAATCTTTCCATTATCAGAATCAGTGATGTGAGTTTCACCCTGATTCGATGCATAGAACTTTATAATTTTGTTGGATAAATCTTCCTCTAGTTTACTTAATTTATCTCCAACTACTTTAGCGTCTGCGGCTTTTCCACTTTTCAACAAAGTTGTATCAATATTTTGTGAAATGGAATCAGAGATATTCTTTATGATCTTAGATGTATAATCAAAGAACAAAACTAGGCATTGCTTATTATTTGATGTTGTGGGTTTTGGTATTTCTGATGTACCAATCTTAAATGCTGATTTCCTTGTACCATCAGGAAAAATATACGAAAATGATTGATCGTCATATGGCGTTGCATATAAACCATATGACAGTAAATTGGTTCCTTTTGTATATACAAATACTGAAACAGGTTCTTTAATAACAATATTCTCTAAATCAAACACAACATCTGTATATTCTGTTGTAACCGCCTTTTCTGCTGTTGCTATAATATTGCCATCAAGAGTGGCGATTTCTAAAACGACAGTATCGTCATTAGATGCTTTAATATTCATCTTTATTTTTGTTAGTGCTGCGTTTTCACCAAAATCAAAATATTGTTTTACGCCCGTTATTTGATTTCCTGTGAAATTGTTAGGTGTGTTATTTCTAATAATTGAACATTTATTAGAAAAAGCTTCGGTTTCAATCTCAAATTTTGATTCTATATCACCTAACTCTTCCTGTAGTGAACCAATATCCTCTTTATTGTTCGCAATCTGCTCCCGATCAGCTGTGAACTCTTCCGCCACTGCCTGCATCTTACCCAGCTGTTCACTTCCAGCTGTCTGAATGTCCTGTACAGCCTTTTCGCCGGAAGCTGTAAGGTCTGTCTTGAGCTGTGTCCCAGTTTCAATATTCTCACCAAGAGAAGTGTCCAATGCACCCGCTTGCTTCACAGTCGCACTCAGAGTCTCCTGAACCGTTCCTGCCGTCTCTGTAGACTCATCTAATGCAGTCTTGGCAGTTTCTGCTTCCCGGATGGACGTATCCAACTCTGTCTTTGCAGTTCCGGCCAGCTCCACCGACTTGTCCAGTGCTGTCTTAGTGTTACTAGCAGTCTGAATAGACTCATCCAGTCCTTCCTTGGAAACACCAGCATTTGTAATGGTCTGTTCAAGTTCTCCCTTGGACTCTGTAGCCTGATTTTGAATCCGTTGGATCTCGCCATCAGTGTGAGTAGTAATCTTTCCTACAGAGGTCTCTTCCTGATTCTGGATAGCTTCGATTGCTTCCAGCTTTTTCTCTCCGACTTTCCTAAGAGCATCTTCCTTGGTCTTTTCTGCTGTAACTGCACTATCCGATGCACTAGCAGCATACTTACCGGCTTCTGTCGCACTTTCCTTTGCATTCTGCTCTGCCATCTTCGCTCGTTCAGCAGATGCATTGACCGCTACTACTGTCTCCCTAAAGAGATCCGGATCCGTCTCTGGATCTTCTGCCGGAGAGGTTGGCTTACTACGTACCCTGACCGGGATTATAATTTCATATTTGGTGTTTCCTGAAGTCTCATCTGTCAGATAGATATAAGCATAGATCCGGTAATTACTTGTCGCACTGTGTTTCAGTAATTCATCCGGAATCTTTACCTCTGTAACTCCGTCTACCGTCGTGCCGACTCTGGATAATGTCTCTCCTGATTTCTCGTCCAGCGAAAACTGCACTTCCACTGCCGGTGGAAGCTCCGGACCTGTGATCCGGAGCACCTGACCGTAATCATACTGCCATACCCCCAGCGTGGATGCGTATCTGGAATCTAATTTTACAGATACGATATTGTCCATACTACTGCTCCTCTGTTACAAGTTCTTCTGTTCCGGAATCAATCAGGATCTCTTTTACCTTGTCCTTTAAAAGTCTCGGTACCTGAGAATAAGTTTTCTTTCCTAAGATAATCTGCTGTGCCCATAATAATGCAATCATTTCTTTTCCTCCATTGTTTTGCAATAATATAAATAAATCGGTTAATAAAGTTACCATTTTTTACTGGTATACCAGTTCAGACATTTCAAGGATGCATCCTCGCAGCTGTTCAAGCTGTTCTTTCAGATCTGCATTTTCTTTTTTTAACGTCTCAATCTGGCTGTCCGGATCTTCGCCTTCCTTGTACAGTATTACACCAAGAATACCGGCTGTGTACTTCACGATTGCATCAAACGTTGTGTATTTCTCATACACAGCATCTTCTGTTCCGCGTTCCTGGACGGTCATTCTCTTGGTTATCATTGTATCAGAGAAGATTGTCTTCAGTTGCTCTTCCGTTGCCGAGATTGTCTTGATCAGAAGTGCGCCATCCGTCTGCTCAGTGACCTGCTGGATCTGCAGTTCCTGACCATCATTGAATGTGATTTTCATTTTCTGTTTACCCCTTTCTTCTTTTTAGATGGATTCTGAACCAAATAGCGATAATTATACTCTTACATATGAACCAAATCCATTTTTAACATACAAAATATGAACGAACAATGTAACCGTTGCGGTTCCGTTTCCGAAGTTGTGTCCTTCAATCCCAAATTGATTACTTGTAGAATATCTTGCAGCCGTAGATACATTTAACCAAAGATCGTAATCGCCATTGAAATTCCATGCTAAAACCTCTAACGGATAATAGCCAGGTATTGTCGGCAAGTCCCAGGTCCATCGAAAATCAGAATTAGCAGCAACCTTCAAATTTGTTTTTGTGATTTCAACATTTTTGATTATATTATTCATTGCTGTTATTTTGCTACTTAATTCAGCAATGGATCCCTGCACACTAAACAACTTCTTAACTTCCGTGATATTAAGTCCATTGAGAATGACCTGGTAAAGTGGCATGTCTGCTACAAGATCTCCTGACTGTATATCTCCTGTTGTATAACCTGGTACAGTCGGACTGTTTTCGCTTGGTGTTCCCTGGATTACTTTCAAGGTAAGTGATTCTTCATTTGTACTTGGATCTCTACTGTATCTGGCAACGATAAGGTCTACCCTTTTCATTCCCTGTGATCCATTTGTAATGGCGAGAGAATCGTATGTGTTCTTTTTAATCGATGCAGCACACCCTTGATGCATGATCACACCATCTCTTACTTTAATCTCATTGTTTGACGATACTTCCGCAGTCAACTGTGATCCTGTTCGCAGCACATAAGATTCATTTCCAAAAATTCCAATATTGATATCTCTGTCCTGTTCTGCAGTAACATGTGGACTTCCGGTATATCCTGTAATTATATCCATTAAGACTCTCCTTCCAATTTATACTCTACTTTTTCTTTGCCAGCTGAAATCGTCCATATCTTCCTTCCGATCGGCTTCTTCATGCTGGCACCGGTTAGATAATCTCGGCCACCAACGATGTCTCCAATATCCATACTTCCTTCTATTTTCTCCATCGTCATGTCATATTCCGTCTTATTCTTGGAATTTGTAAGTTTCGCAATTCCATTTTTGAGTAGGTCATCGTATTCTGATCCGGAGCTATCGTAAGTTTCTTCGATTTCATCAATTCCTCGATAGTACTGCGTTTGTCCTACGTTTCCCTTTTCGTCGACATACAAATGGATAACCAGGCGGTCTTTTAACTCTCCTTTTCCAAGGCATACTAAGTGATTCACGCCTCTTTTGTTATCATCCATCGTAAAATTCATGTTCTGATCGTTTGAAAATTCGTATTCCGATGAATAATCTACGATAGGAACAGCCCTTACTTGAACATAGCCCATTTCGTATTTATCGCCTTGAATATACTTGATTTCCAAGCGGTAACCTACGGATTGCAGCATCTTCCTTAAACCTTCATGTAGCGTACAATATCGGTCAAACTGATAGTTCGTCAACTGAATGCCTGTATCTTCAACAACTCCGTAGAAAAAGCCCGGAAATGCTTCTTCTACTTTTCCTTTGATGATTTCATTTATTTCTCCGGATGCTATCGCATAATCCTGTCCTTCTTCCGGCTTGATTATTTTTTTCGTCATCATTCCACGCCAGGTATATCCCTTTACGGTGATACTATTCGCTTTTGTGCTTGTAGTTACCTCCCGAACTATTCCGCCATACTCTGTGTCCGGAACATACACCTGACTTCCGAACTCAACCGTACCGTTCCAACCGGATCTCTTAAATTCGATCTCAAAATCATTGATTGAGCTTTTCTCATCTTCTCCGATTTCCATGTCTACATTTGCATTTAAGATATATCCGAGCTCTTTGCCTATCGGATCCGTATAGATCAGTTCCATTCCGGCACGCTCCTTTCTTTGTATACCTTAATATCAAAGCCGAATTCACCACTCCAGTTAAGAGTCAGTACGCCAGACGGAATCAGTGCAAATACGCTTTTGTCTTTCGCTCTTTTTGCGAAAATATTTTGCACAGTTCCATTTCTCAGATGCTTTGTGATCGTCTTCTCTCTGCTGGTGATTAATATATATTCACCTGCTTCTAACGTCTCATAAATCTGATAAGGATAACCGTTTATCAATATTCTTGGATCAGCGCATGGACCATATATTACCATTTCAAAGTTATTATCTCGGAAATGGTCGATAATCCAGTTCTGCGTTCCGGCACTCTTTCTTGAATAATCATAGTTATACGTTATCGGATAGTCTAAGAATGTATATGGCTTTCCTTTATTTGCAGAATCAGGATAAAAGCTTTCCTGTTGCTCCATCGACCAGAATGGATACGGGCAGTATATTTCTATCTTGCAATCTGTACGACTATTATTTTCACTCGATACTTCATTGCTTGATTTTTTTACATATCCATCAATGTAGTATTCGCCATAGTAAATTCTTCCGGGAGTCAGATTGACCACATCGTATTCAAAAGCATTCGTAAGCTTATTAAGGATCTGCTTTCTTTCTTTTTCTTTGCCTCTCACAGTAAGAGTAATATCATATGTCACCGGTTCTTTTGCAAACGCATTCACCGTTACACCCATTTCTTTTTCTGTTGTATTTGGTGTCCACTCATAAGCATGGAAATATCCGGAGGTTGCTCTCATTTTATCTCCGATCAGATTGTATTCTTCTCCGTTGGAGCATACATATTTAATCTCGATCATTCAAACACAACCCCCATTTCTCTCAAAGCTCTTGCTACTTCTCTGTCATTCATGTTGATCACAATCTTGTCACTTCCTCTGGATTTCTGCTTTAAGTATTCAAGTAGCTGTTCCAGTTTTGCCGACAAAACATTATCTTTTTCGCTGTTCGCAACCGTGCTTCCGGTAATAAGGTCCTCACTTGCCTTGAATGGGTTTTTAAGCGACCTTTGTAATTCATCTGCTGCCTTCGATACGATCGATGTGTTGTCGATCAAACCATTCGCAAGTCCTGCATCGATCATTTTTCCAACAAACACACCCCAACGTGCCGGAGAATGAATTCCAAAAAAACTGAGCACATTGTCCTTGAAGCTTCCGAGAATTCCTTTTACAGTGTCCCACAACATATGTCCAGCTGCGCTTAGTCCGTTCGCAATTCCGTGTATGATATTGTGCCCAACGCTTCCCCACGAAAAGCCTGTCGTGATCATTTGCTTAGCCGTGTTAAACGCTCCTTTAAGGATTTGGCCAGGCAAATGCACTAGTGCTTTTACTCCGTTAACAAGGAGATTCATAAGATTCTTTCCAACTCCAAGCCAGTTCATCGCACTCAATACGCTTTCTGCTGCCGTAAATATCTTCGGAAGATTTGCGATCAATGTCGGAATTGCATTTATAATTCCTTTTGTCAGTGTTATGAGGATTTCTATCCCTGTCGAAAGGATTTTCGGCATGTTATCATTGATGATTCCGGCAATATTGGTGATAATCTGCGGTACGGTTGCGATTAAAGTCGGTAGAGAATTTGCTATTCCCTGAGCCAGATTTTCAATCAGGTTAAGTCCGGCATCTATCAATTGTCCGGCGTTTGCTCTCAAATTTTCTGAAATCGTCACAAGCATTGGAAGAAACTGCGCACAAAGCATCGGTATTCCAGATGCAAGTCCGCTCGATATTTGATTAAGTAACTCAACGCCAACCGTTGTAAAACTCATCAGCATACTTGGTATGTATGTTAACAAATTTGTCAGCATTCCTTGCACTTCCACTATTGCTTGCGGGCCATAGATTTGTATCGCCTGCACTATGGCTTTCGGTAGTGATGTCATCACACTACCTATCGCCGGAATGACATTTGATGCAAAAGAAACCGCAGAATTCACAAGATCGTTCATGGAATCTTGTACGGAAAGAATCGCATTTCCGCTTCCGTCTTTCACACCAGTTAAAGACGCTAAGAAGTTAGTCGCAGATGCTTTCATCATATTAAATGAACCGGATATTGTGCCTTCCGCTTCCACAGCCGTTGTTCCGGTAATACCGAGTTCTCCTTGGATTACATGAATCGCACTATAGACATCTGCCAGATTATCGATGTTGTATTCTACTCCACTGAGTTCCTGCGCTTTATCAAGGAGCCTTTGCATCTCCCCTTTTGTTCCGCCATAGCCGAGCTTTAGGTTGTCCAGCATTGTATAATTCTGCTTTGCGAATCCCTGATACGCATTCGTGACGTCTTCCATGTTGGTTCCCATTTTGTTTGCATTGTCTGACATGTCCGTCATTGCCATATCAGCTATATCAGCGGCTTTTGACGTATCATTTCCAAGCGAGCTTAACAGAGATGCTGCAAATGATGTCGACTGCTCCATATAAGCATTTGCAGATAATCCTGCTGTTTTATATGCGTTGATAGCATTTTGATGCATCTTTTCCGCAGATTCCTTAAACAGCGTTTCAATTCCGCCCATGCTCTGTTCGATCGCCGCACCCTCATTGATTGTCGATGCAAGTGCTTTACCGATAGCTGCAGTCGCAATCACATTCTTGATTGTACTGACAAGTTTTCCGCCAAAAGAGGTTCCGGCCACTTCTGCCTCTGGTTCTATCGCCTGTTGAATTTTTCCACTGATTCCTTTTGCTGATGGAATGATCTGTACATAGGCCTTTGCAAGTTCCGTAGCCATTAACTTCCACCTCCTGTCAACTTTTGCCATTCTCTATCAAATTCTTCTCCGGAAGCGAACGTGCGAATATCCTTACTTCCTTGTGGCTCTTCTCCCATCATCATTGCGAGCAATGATTTCGGTCTATTTTCTCCTGTGGCTCCGTCTTTCGACTGTAACCATGCGGTTGTTCTGGTTCCATCAGCAATAGCTGCCATCAGAATAGTATCCGATATCGGTTCGATGCCTGCTATTTTCATTTTGATTCTTGAATCTGCCCTCAACCCACAAGAAAAAGTCGCTACCATTTTGCACGGCAACGACTTGTAATCATAGATATGATATGTTTCTGCAAGATCACACAAAAGTGCATCTTTATCAAGATTAAACATGTAGGCGAGGATTAAGAGTTTTTTCCTGCTTTTGCATTTTTGAAAATTTCCTCTATTTCGATCATCATTTTCGACATTGGAACCCTTCCATTTTCTGTCCGCAAATGTTCTTTCAAACGCTCCTTCTGTTCTGTACCAATCAGACGATTCAGCATGCTACTCATTTTCGCTACATTTCCTGCATCCATTTCGCACAGATCTTCCAGAAGTTCATAATCATCCAGTGCCGCTTCATCTAACTCATACTCAAAACCACTGCTTGTTTTTCCCTTCATTATTTCTTATTCCCCTTAATATATTCGTAATGTGTCTGTCCGTCCGCATCCGGTACTGCCGATAACGTTGTCTCGTATCCAATCGCATCATCGTCCTTGTATACGATGTCTCCGACTTCCGTAATGCTTGCACATGGAATAGTGATACGCTTCACTGCGTCTTTCAGAATCATATCCACAACCCAAGCATTCTGCTCCGCTTCATCTGCATTTACTTTTACCGTAATCCCTTCCGCAAGTGTTCCGGTAACATTATCATCTCCGTAAACGCTCTTCAGAACTTCTACATTCAATGCTTCAATCATCGTAAACTTAAAATTATCTTTCTTACTGGTCTGCATATTCAATACAGTATCGCCGCCCCAAGCATTTTTGTTGTCAGTTTCCGGACTATTAGAATTAGTAAGTCCATCCTCTGAGCAATATCCAAGTGACTTAAATGCTGCATCTAATGCTGTAGTTGCATCTGTCGGCAATTCTGTTCCGAGCGGTGCTCTAAAAATTGCACCGCCTACTTTTGGCTTGCCTGTACTTACATTTTTAGCATCTGACATTCTTTATCCTCCTTCATCAAAAATGAACCATATCATATACTGCCTGATACCGGTATTTCTTCCTTGTCGTATCCGTATAGTTGTAATCACTGTTAAGCTGGCACTTACTGATATCGTCCATTTCAATAATTTTTTTCATTGCTTCTTTCACTCTCTCATTGAGAGTTGCCGCCCCGTAAAGGGATCCTGAATAAGACTGGATAGCAAGAGTTGCTGATGCAATATGATTTTCTTCGCCAGATCCAGTCTTTTCAATCAACACATATTCCTCCGGAAGTCCCGGTTCTTCTTCCATCCTTACCGGAATATCAAGCTTGTCTTCCAGATATTCTCTAACCTTTTCCTCGATCATTTTTTCTACCCATTGCTTTCAGCAAGCTATTGTTGCCGTCGTCTCCATTTATTTTTACAATCGCTCTCGTTTGCGCCACATACGACTCTTTCTCTGCATCTGATGATATTTGATTTGCCTGTTCCAGCAAAATTGCCTGCATCTCTGCAGATTTCATCAACTCTCTTACACCGGATCGATTTAACTCAACTTTCGTTTTAGCCATAACGCTCCACCATCCATCTCTGATTCCATCTTCCTGGAATATTTTCTTCGATTCCTTGTTGGGGAAAACCAATCACCCGCCATGATGTACCAAAAAAATCTACTCTGCAGTCTTGCCAGGTATGCGTATCTCCTTTTGGAATCGCGATATTGTAGACTGCTTTTTTCCCGGTAATATTAAGCATATCCAACACTTCTGTTGTCGATGCCGGAGCAACCAGTACATCTTCCACAATAACAGGCGTTTCTGTGTATATCGGATGCGTGAATGCATCCGTTCCATTTACGGTCCGTTCGTAGAGTTTCACAGGTATTCCTTTAATCATCAGCCTCTTCCTCCTGTATCAAATCCAAATATGGATTAAAATAGCCAATTCGATTCCCGACACCAAGGATTTTCTTATCCAATTTAGTCAGATACAATTCGCCGCTTCCATTTGCATTTGTCCAGGTCTGCGAATATACCATTGCTGTCGTAGTTGTCTGTGTCGTTCCAATAGGTACACCTTCCTCTCTACTTCCGAGTGTCCGGATAACCATATTACATGACACTAATTTCTTTGCCTCGTCTGTAGCATTGCGGTTATATGCATCAATGATGATCGCTGCATCCTCTAAGAGTGCCGTTACATAATCTGTATCCGAAATATCTGTTCCTTTTCGTCTCCAAATATCCTCGATTGATGCGTATATCATTGTATCACCTACTTTTTCGCTGTTTGCGTTCTCTTTCTGGTGTTCTTAGCTGATGCCTCTTTCTTTGCTTCGACTGGTTCTTCTATATCTGGAAGCTCTGAGTCTTCTGTCGGTTCTTTGAGTTCTTCCACAGGTTCTTCTGTATTTTCAGCTTCTGCAACTCCTGTTTCTGTTTCGCTATCCTCGATCAAATCCTCGGTTTTTTCTTCAATAATCGGCTTAAACATTGTGGAGTCTAACGCATCGTCAGACTCCACTACTATTCCAGTTTGTTTGTATAAATATTTCATATTACTCTTCCGCCTTCACGATCTTTGTAAATGCTGCCTGATCCATGATTCCAATTCCATATACAATTTCTGCGCGAATTGCGATCTGATTCTGTCTCTGCAGATCTCCAAGTCCATCCGGATCACCGTATTCGATCAAGTGAGCGCCAATGGATCTCTGTACTCCCCATCTAAACGCATCAAACTGTCCTACGATTCCAAGTAACTTCGTATCTGGTGTGATTTCATTTTTTGCTGAAACTGTATCAGATACTGCCGCAGTCATTCCAGAAAAATTTGTAAGATTCTGTCCGAATCCAATTTCCGAATAAATCTTTCTTCCATTCGCATCCCTCATAGTGGAAAGACCAAAGGAAAGTGTTGGATCCATTGCAATACCACTCGGTACATAACCAGATGAGATGATCATTCCTGCTGCCGCCTCGATTGCTTCATCGTACTTTGTGCCTGCAAGCTGCACACTCTGTTTCGTGTCAACCAGCCCTTCTTTTATAAGGCTTGATACCGTTCCTGTAAGCGGATTGATTTTGTGAATTCCAACAAGATCCAATGCTCTTCCCAGTGCGATTGACGCATTTGACGCCAGATCCTGCAGTACGCCGATCTGTACATCTTCGTCTGCCCACTGTACTTCCTGCGAAAATCTCATGGTAACCTGCAGTTTGAACGGATTTACTGTTTTAGAAGCATATGCAGTTGGGGTTGGCGATTTCTGCCCTGCCTCTCCTACGAGTTCTGCTTTCGGTGGCGATGTAAGTACCCACACCTGCTGCTTTCCAAATTTCTGCGGTCTTGCTCCGGATAACTGCGCCAGAGTAGATCCTTTCTGTGCTTTTTCAAAAATCCCCTGCGAAATCTCTGCCGGAATTTCAAAATCTGAACTAATGAGTGCTGCCATATTTTTTATTCTCCTTTACCAAAAATCTGATGTGCAAATTCTCTCATTGCATCATCCGTTGTGTTATACTCTGTTGTCTTTTTCCTGTTTCCCTTAGTTCCCGGATAACTCTTTGGCTTCGCAAATTTCATAATCGCTTCTGCCTGTTTTTTACAGGTTTCCTCATCTTCCCCTGTCAGTAATTCTACCGGTACACCAGTGTCTTTTGCTGTTTTTTCTCTTACCTGTCTCACAGTGTCTTTCTTTTCAAGTGCGCTTAATTTTGCCTGAAGCGCATCGGACTTTTCTTTTTCCTTCTGAAGTTCCGTTTTATTCTGCGCCTGGTACTCATCGTACTTACTTGCCTTTTCTTTCAGGTCATCATAATCTGCATATTTCTGTCTTTCTCTCGCAAGGCGTCCCTCTATGATTGAATCCATTTCTGCCTGAGTGAATGTTTTGTCATCTGCCATCTTGTTTCCCTCCTGATTTGAGTGTTTTTAGTTGCCACGTTTAAGGCACGTGTTGCCATAAAAATAAGACGCGTAACCCTGCGCCTTAAAGGGAGATATCTGGATCACCGCCTTTCCTATTCTGCAAATTTCCAATCCTCTGACAGCATATCAGCCTGAGACGCTAACCATCCCATCTGAACACCAGATGTTCCGCAGAATGCAATAGCCATGTTTCCGATGGCATCATGCTCACAATTTACAATATCCCCATCTTCTGTTTTATATGAAATTCCGGTTGCAAGCTGGATGTACTGTCCCTTTCCATTCCAGCCTTTACGTGTCACTTTCATTCCACGTTTCAGATATTTAATTGCTTCTCCAAATGAAAACAGAGCTTCTCCGCCCAGTTCCGGACAATTTTCTCCGTCTGCCAGTACCCATTCATCAGAACAGATATTTCCAAATGTATAATCTGGAATCTTTGTCTCTCTGATATCCAACTCTTCGCCATCTTTTGTGTGCATGATAATAGTCTGTTTCTCTTTTGACCAAAACCAATAACCGCCCCAAGATGGAATTTTCACTTTGCTACCCTGCTTCATTATTTTAAATGCCTCGTCAAATCTCATGTTCTTTCTTCCTTTCTTAAAAATGAGTATAAAAATACCACCAACCGTTTTCGATCAGTGGCTTTTAATACCATATTACCGTTTTTTCTTTTGGTGGATTATCCATCTTTGCAATCCTTTTCAATTCTCGCCTCACGTGTGGTGCTGCAAACATGCTTGTATTTTCATGCTCTACAATCTCTCCATCCGGAATTCGTATTTTCATAAAACCTGCCGGCTCTTTTCCTTCTGGATAGTAATTTGCCGAAATACTATCACTGACTTTTTTTATGTTTTTTAAGATTACCATAATATTCCAGCGCCTCCTTCGGATAATTATATTTTTCCGATGCCAATTCATGTGCTTTTACATGATCTATGCCCGGATTTTCTTGCTTAATTTTCATTTCCAACAACTCATGCTCTATCAAAGTTTTGTCATGAAGTTTAATGTCTTTTCCATTCATCAAGCGTTGCCAGCTCTGTGCAATCGCGCAATCTGGATCAAACTGCCTGCTTTCTCCCGTATCCGGATCTATCAAAGAATCATCTTCAAATAAATATGCCTTAATTTTTCTTATGTCAGATTCTTCCTTACCGAGATTATCTGCTATTTTCTTTGAATCAGTTGAAAAATGTCTAATCTCTTCATAGTACATCTCCGCAAATTCATCAGCTTCTGCACTATTCAGATCTGTGATTCTCGCTCCTGATATCAGTATATCAGACCGCCTCAATTTTTCAAGTTTTTCCGCTTTTTTACTTGCGTATAATTCTCGTTTTCTCGCATTGATCACATCTTTATTCTGTGCATATCGCTTTCTCCGCATTTCATTGATATCCCCGTTGGCATCGTAATATTCTTCCAGATATTTATCCGGATCATAGCCTGCCACTGTGCTTTTTCCATCAAACCGGACCGCATACTCACAATCACAATGTGCATGAATATGTTCAGCATGTCCGTTCCGTAACGCCTTTTTTGACATATACTGCCATCCTCTTGATGCAAGCGTAATGCAGAAAGCACAGGTGTCCCCATGTGGCACCCAGGCAAACTGTGCCCCGTCACGCTCTGCATTTTTCAGTGTCGTATCTGCACCTACCTGTTTTACAAGCCTTGCAAGCGCTCCGGGAATATTGTTCGGAGACTGCTTTTTTGTTCCTTTTACTGCTTTCGCCACTTCCCCATAGTCCGGGAGATCTGCTACTTCTGCCGTAGGGACTATTACTCCCTGTGCCGCTGCTGTCGCTTCATACATCTGACACGATAATGCACCGATAGCCTGTCCATAGTGTTGTGACAGTGCATAGGCGTAGTCCAAAAGTGCTTTATCATTTTCCAGTCCATTCTTTTGAACCCAGGACTGCATCAGATCCGCTGCTTTCTGGCTAATCTGTGACATCTTCGTTATGTATTCCACCCACGCCTTCTCCGTTATCTGCATTTCCAAATTCCTCCGTCAAGATAGCATCTCCTTTTGCTCTCTGTTCCTGCGCTCTGATTCGCCGGATATCCGCCTGATCAAAACCAATCATTTCAAGGAAAATATCTGTCTGTGCAAATCCTTGTCGCGCTGTCGCAATTTTGAGTGCTGCATCTGTAGTAGATGCCACGCTTGGCATTGCCGGATTCTTAAAATGTGCAATCAGCTCATGTGTTTCTTCCGGAAGCTCATCCGGAATCGTTCCAAGTTCAATTGCAAGTGCCATCCGTCCAATCCGATACAATGCATCACCATTTGATTTATTCAGCTGTTCTGCCATAAGGATCAAGGTCTGTGACTGTGCAATAATTGCTTCACTGGAAGTCGGATTTGCATCATTTATCACACCAACATCCGTAACCGCCAACCCCGTTGCCGCTGAATACTGTGTAGCAAGCATCCGGAGCATCTGAACATGTGGTTCAATATTTCCCTGCGAAAGTTGCCCGAAATTCGGCTTTTCCCCAGTCTCCGGATTATTGGTACTGTAGAGAATACTTCCAACATACTGTTTGAATTTATTATCAATCAACATATCATATTGTTCATCTGACACCCCGAGCAGATATTTCTGTGGAGAAGTGGCAAATTCCAGTCCAATCGTTGCATTTGCGACTGTTCTTACATATCCCTGGATTAGTCTGCGGACCGGCTCTTTTAGCCTTGACTGACCAAATGGTTTATCGTTTGTTGCGTCCCAGATCAGAGCCACCATAAGGGGTTCTCCGAAATCATGGGGATTCTGCGTAGCATACCATGTACCTCCAATCCGATCCAGTTCCCAGATGTCTGTGTCTGTATAGAAATTTACGTGTTCTGGAGACCATGTAACATCCGACTCGTCTCTTCGCGCATCTTCAAAGGCAAATCCATATCGGATGCGCCCTTCGTGTGCATTCCACGAAGCTGCAGCACAATGCGGAGAATAAAACCGCACTCTTGCATCATCTTCCTCTCCGGATACCGCCGCAAATGCACAACCGTATTTCAGTTCTTCTTTGACCGCTTTATTGTATTCCGCTATCAAATGATTCCTTTTCATAATCTGATCCATATCTTCTGACTTCGTTCCATTTTCTGTAACAAACCCATCAAACATCGATCTTCCCGCAAGTACATCAACGGTTTTTGCTCCCCAGGCACATCCAATCTCAAGTTTTCCAAGACCTGCTGGCAATGCAATCCCAAGATTCACTTCATTCAGTGTGACTTTTCCGTTATAATAACGGCGCTTTTTCCTATTCGCACTTCTGTGATAATCATATATGTATTTCAATTCCTGAAGCCACTGTTGTTCTTCCGGTGGTAATCCTTCTACTCTTCCAAAATTTAACTCCATTATCCTATCCTCATCTTTCTGTTCGGATTTCGTTTCGATGTTCTACATCCCCAGAGTGCAAGTGCTGCTGCTTCAATCGGGATCGAGTTTTCTCCACCAAATCCCCAGCCACCGGAAATCGGTCTTTTTACAGACGTAATTGCTGACTCATTCAGTATTTCTTGGTATTTATACCATGTTACAGTCTGTTCATTGATTTCCTGTGATAGCTGACTCGCCGCTGCTATCACTTCTTTTGCTGCCGGTCGAACAATTGACTGCTTATATTTCCACACCGGTGTTATCTTCTCTATCAGGAAG